GCAGGACCAGCCTCAGATTCGGTCTTTGTCGCAGTATTCTCTGCGGCGGGAGTCTCAATCTCAGGATTCTCCACAGCGCCTTCTGCCACGGCATTTTCAGTCATAGCAGAATTCTTTTCATTTTCATTCATTGGCGTTGTATCTCCTTTCTCCTCATCGGATGGATTATCATTTTGCGCAGTATAGTTCTGCTGAATTGCTTGATACTCATAGAGCCGGTCGCGGATCTGAGCAGTAATATCTTCAACAGAAAAATTGGCAGTAACGCAGCTGCCTGTCATAGCGGGCTTGATACTCGGATCAGTCGTAGACAGAATGCAGCAACCATCAAATTTAAAAGACCCCACAGGAACGTTGCCGTTCTTATCTGCGGGGCCACAAGCCATATCGGTTAGCTCAACACTGTGATTCTTCGTACCATCGCGGGTAAAAATATCTACAGGATCGCTAAACTTTGTCCAAATCAAACCATCAACACGCAAATACTCCCGTTCAATACCGGTGCCGTCATCCTTAACAATCCAACGAGGATTACAAGATTCAGGAATAACACCATAAGCTTGACCAGCATAGACGTACTTCACATCTTTGTTGGTGATTCGCAGTTCATGTTCATGTCCTTTAAAGTCCTTGTCTTCCTCGTCAAGTTCATCTACAACGTAGCCCAGGATCGGCGTATTACGGATTGTCGGTACTGCTTTGTTGATCGCGTCTTTTGTGAAACTTGTCTTATTGAGGTTTGCTCCAGTGTGCATTACATCAATGCTGACATCAATGAAGCGAAAATCAGAAGATTCGTATTCGCCCTTCTTAATAAAAGAAACCGGATATCGTTGATTCATTCTGTTTTCACCTCCTCGTCAGCAAAATAAAAGCCCTGGCGAATCGCAACCTGCAACTCAGCCAGAGCATTTTCAAACACAGAATCGTATACAAAAACATACTTGTTTGTTGGGTCTATTCGCAGCATCAGAGCGCCACGGTCGGTCAGGAACTTTGCCATCCCGGCGGAGTGTGCTCCGTGTACGATAACTTCATAAATCTCCTGACTCATCTTATGCCTCCTGTCTATCAGCGCTTACATTGCCAGCATCAGACAGGCCCTCGCCCTTACTTGCGTTTGTCGGGCGGCCACCTTCATCCCCGGCGGAACCGGACTGAGTATTGGAGCTCTTGAGCGGTGTTTCACCAGCACTAAGTCCCAGGATTTCATTTTCAAGATAAGTCATGTTCTCATAATCGCTGCCCGCATAACCAGTAGTTGCAAGAGCGGCGGTTCGAGTCGGCATACCAT